GCGGTATTGGCCCAACATCAGCGACATGCTGAAGGATTTGTAAGCCATGGAAGACCGCAGCAACTCGCCATTGATCGTGCCTGGTGCGGCACTTCCCTGCAGCATGGCGCGCCCTTCCAGGCTGGCCGTCGGCACGGCGTATTCCAGCTGCTCGCGGATCGCCATTTGCAGGCGCAGGGCCAGCCCCTCGGCCTCGGCGCGGGGCATCACGGTTTGGGTTTCCAGCCAGTAGAATGGCGCGATGAAATTTGCGCCGTTCGATTCCACAAAATGCGTGGCTGGATCGCGCAAGGCATCCCAGTCAGCGGGGCGAATGCCGCGTGTTTCGAAAATGCGGCGCAGGCTATCGTCGATCGCATGGAAAGGACGGCTGGCGTTCTCGGCAAGATAGCCAGAAAACTCCATCTGGAAGGCGACCTTGCGCATATCGGTCACAAAGGACAAGCCAGAGGCGCGCAGGGTAAAGCCAGCCAGCCGCTCGGGCAGGCCCGTGCCAAACATTTTGCCCATGAAACGGGCCGATCCACCGCCGGCATCGGCAAGGGCCTCAGCGACATAGCCCATGCGCGCGGCAGTTTCGCGGGTTGCTTGGCTGGCAAGCAGCTTGACCGACTTACTCATGATGTTTGTCGCACTCATGCCAACGGCATGGGCTGCAGCCGAGATTGTGGCGATATCGGTGACGGATGACAGCACGGCGCTGCCCAGTTGGGCTGACGACAATACGGCGCGGGTGCCAGAAAAGAACCGGGCCATGCCCTCATGTTCGGGGATATTGGCTGCGCCACTGGCATGGGCATACATCGTCTTGGCCAGTGCGCCCTGACGACGCACCCGCGCCTCCATGCCAGCGTCGCGCAGCTCGGCCGCGCGCTTGGTTGCGATCTGCTGCGCGTATTCCAGCCCCATGCGTGGATTGGGGCCAAGCACTCGCATCAGCGCAACGTCGCGCGCCAATCCATTCAGGTTATTGATCATCGCAGTAAAAGGATCAGATGCCCCGAATTCCCGGTTATATTCCAGCTGCGATGTGCCGTTTTTGAAATGTAGCACGCGATGGTCAGCATGCTGATTGTAAAGGGCTGCGCCGCCGATCGACATTGACGGTTCGCGATCATCCCAGCCGCGCGTGGTGATGCTGTCGTAAACGTCCTGCAGGAAGGCCAGAATTTCGCTGCGGGGCGGCACGGCGCCCTTGGTGGCGGCGAATGGCTGTCCAGTGCTGTGATCCTCGATGCGGCTCCAGTCCAGCCGGGCTTCGATATGGCTGGCCCATGCCTCAAAACCTTTGGCGCGCAACTGCCCGACATCGTGGCTTTGCGGCATGCCTCGATCCTTCAGGATCTTGATATCACCGCCCTGCGCATTGAAGGCGCGCACCATTCGGGCTTCGGTTTCGCGCACTGCCTGCGCAAGTTTTTTGGCAACGACATCGCCTGTGTGTTCGCCGTGCAGCTCGCGGATTAGGTTGTCGAGGCGCGCGACATTGCGGCTGGAGCCAAGGACATTCAGACCGACCTCTTCCAGCACATCACTCATGCTGGCACGAATGCTGTCCTCATAGGCTTCGGTCAGCGACTGCACGCTTTCGCCCTTGAAGTTATGGCCCTCTGCCTGCCGCATGAAGCCAGCCAGAGCCTTTGCAGGGTCCGGCGTATCTTCGACCAGCTGCTTGATCCGGCGCATTGCCTGCAACTGGTTCACCACCTTGTGGAACCGGCTGCGCGCTGCCTTTGCCGTGGCTTCCTTGATATCAGCGGCTGCGCGCGCTTCGGCTTGGCCAAGGCTCATCGTGGTGGCGTAGCGGTCGCGTAACTTCGCATAGGCCACTTGCGCCTTGCGGGCGCGATCAGCGGGCAGCTCATTGTTGGCGATCATCACTTCCAGGCAATCGTGCATATTGGGCATCAGGCACCTCCAATGGCACAGGCGCGCAGGCCCGCAACGGTTTGGGCATCGGCATCAAGGTCATCGAGGATTTCGCGGAAGCTCGCGGTTGTGCCATCCGGCATGTCGATTTCAAGCGCATCCAGCTCTTTGCTAAATGCGGTGCGGGCTGCAGCTAGATCCGCTTGCATGGCGGCGGCGGCAGGATCTTCGGGCTGGCGCGGCACAGCCGGGCTATCCGCGGCTGTCGGTGACGGGGCCTCAAGGGCATCGCGCACAGCCGCGTCATCAGCCTCGATCTCTGGTGAAGCGGCGCCAGCGTCATAGCCTTCGCGCACGGTTTCGACGCTTGGCGTAACCTGTCCCGGGCGTGCAAAACTGCGCGGCTGGCCAAGGTCTGCGGGCAGATCACCAAAGGCTTCTTTGTCGATGGCGCGCAACACATCCTGCGGGCCGGGGGCATCGAACATGCCACCTTCGGCGCCTGCCTTGCGGGCATCATCGGCATAGCGGGTCAGGAATGTGGCGACATCATCCGCCGAAGCTGACCGCCCGTTGCGCCAGAATTTTTTGACCATGGCAGAGACTAAAGGGGATACGGCCCCATCGATCATATCGACATCATCAAGCAAGTCGGTCAGCGCCTTGCCGATGCTTACGCCATCGCGACCGGCCAGTTTACGCGCGGCCGCAATCAAGCGCATTGCATCCAAAACATGCGCGCTGATGTCCATTTCTGGGCGTACCAATCCGGCCTCGATGTCGGCCTTCAATGCAGCCCAGCTGGGCGCGGCACGGCCAAGCGCTTCCATCAGCGATTTCAGATCGCCCTGGTCGGCCTCGGTGAACATTTCGATTATATCGGGATCATTCCATGCGCGGGCAAAGATCGCTTCGCGCAGCTGGCGCTCACCATTACGGTTCAACAGGCCAGCCGCATCAAACATGGCATTGCGGGCAGAGCGCGGCAGCGACGCCAGCGCGGCCCGGACAAAGCCTGCATTGGCTTCGGCGGTCAGGGGTTGCGCGGGATCAAGCTGGCCAAGAACCGGCGATGTCATGGCCCGAGATGAGGTGCGGGCCACTTCTGTCGGGGTCATCACAGCAACGCCACTGTCCTGCGCATCGATCGCAAAGCGAACGCGATCCTCATGCGACAGATCAGTGGTGCGACGCGCGATCAAAACCGGACGGGTGACGCCATCAGGAATGGCAAAGCCCTCGGCCTCGATACGCGCGCGATAGGCTGCAGCCCGATCGGGGTGGTATTCATAGGCCCGGGCAATCGCCGAGGCGCGACCATTGCCGCTATCGATGATGCCATCCGTGCCGACAATCGGGGTACCGCGATCGGCAGTTGGCGACGGCATCAACTGCGCTGGATCCAAGCGCGCTGCCGTGTCGGCAATCCAGGCATCCGAATTGCCCCGGCTGCGATCGCGCGGCTGCAAATCGCCGGTTGCGCGTTGCAGGCTGGATAGATCGACGACCTCATAGGTCACATCTATTTTTGACCCGCTGCCCGTCGAAACCTGATCATTGCCCGTATAGCCGCGCGAGGTGCCGCCATAGACGGGAAGATCACGGCTGGCGTTTGGGTCATAGGCACCCCGCATCTTATGTGCGGCCCAGCGGCGCAAATCGCCCGCTGTGAAGTCGGCAAAGGACTTTCCCCCAAAACGAATATTGGCATTGGCGGCAATTTCCTTAGCCGACATCAGCGCCGATATGGGGGTATCCAGCGAAGCTTTCATTGCTTTCACGGCACCGCCGGGCCCCATGAAATGCGCCATATACAGTGCGCCCGGGTCAGTCGCGATCCCGTTGGAACTTAGGGTCGCAGCGTTTTCGCGGGTATACATCGCGGTCATTTCGACCGATATTTTTGCGTCGCCGCGAAGCGAAAGGATCTCGCTGTCGGTTTTTCCGGTCGCCAGGTCAGGGCGGTATTTGCGCACCATGTTTAACCAGGTGCTGCTGATGAACTGCCCCGCCCCATATGCGGAAGAATTAGGGTTCGCGGCATTTGCGCGGCCGCCGCTTTCAGTGCCAATGATACCGCGCAGCACTGCGCCTTCATTGTAAGGCAGGTTTTCTGCGCCCGCGATCGGGCCAAGAGGAACAGCGATGCGCGACTGAACGCTGCTTTCGCCGCGCAGGTCCGCTTCGGCTTTATCGATCGCAACCTCGGTGCCCAGCCGGTCACCATTATCGGGGGTGGCAGCGGCGATGCTATCTTTGCGCGCTTGCTGCAGCCCGACGATTTTGCGGTAACCTTTGGGAATATACTTCGCGCCAGCTGCCAGAATTCCAGCAAAACCGGCCTGTGCTGCGCCGCCGATCAGGATCGATGTCAGAGCATCCGGCTCTGGCAAATTCAGATCTTGCGCAACCCGATTTTCGACTGGCAATTCAATCGCGTTGGCAAATGCACCCGCAAGAAACTCGCCCGCGAAAAACTTCCATCCAGTGCCTACGCCGCCGATCGGCGCGGTCAGCAGACCAAAGGGCGTGGTCATGCCGCGCGCCGCGCTTCCGACAAATTCAGAAACGCCTCCGCCAGGCTGATCCAGGATCGACTGGTCTTGCGAAAACTCTGTCGTCAACTCGGTATTGATCTTTTTGGTAAAGTCTTCGGGCGTCATTGGAAACTCTGCCCACTTCGACGCCGCATCAGGGGAGGCTGCGGCATCGGCTTGCGCCTGCTCGATCACCTGATTTTCAAAGCTGGTCCAGTCCTGGTCAACTTTGGTCAGCCGGGCCCGGATGGATTGCTGTGCTTCGGGCGACAGCAAGTCGAACATATCTTGCGCCAGGGCTTCGCGCTTCTTGGTGTTATAGTTCCAGACATCGCCCTGGATGGTTGCCTTATGCCAGGCCGCGCCCAGAATATCCCAAGTGCCAGCATCCGTCTGCGGCAAAGGCGGCAACCCGGTTTCAGAGGGTGCCAGCCCCAGATCTGCATCAATCTTATCGGCAGGGTCGGCAGCAGGCAAAGACGCAACCGGGGCATCGGCCGGGGAAGCAATGGGGGCAGCAGCTGGCGCTTTGTTCTTTTGGATCAGCGCAAGTTCTTCTTCCAGCGTCATTTGGTTTCCGCCTCCCGCATAAGATCGGAAAGCCGGAAGCGGTATGCGCGCCCGTCAGTCTGCGGCAGCGTGTAGCTGCGTCCATCTTCGTTATAAACGAATTCAAACACGTCTGTTTCGCGCCCTGCCTTATCGGACAGGCGGCGAAGGGTCAGTGTCGAAAAACGCTCGGAAGGGTTCGGCCCCAAATCAGGCAGCCCGCCGTAGATGCTGGCGGCTTTGAACGGCGCAAGATTTTCAGGGTTGGCGGCATCGCGTGTCAAATTCCACATGCCGCCCAGGTTATTGCTCCAGACAGCGCCGCGAATTTTCAGATCAAGTGTGTCGAACGACGTTTCAACATCGGCCGCGCCAATGCCGGTTGGCAGGCTGACAAAGCCGCCGTTGATAGGCTGCACGCCGCCAACGGTCAGATCGCCATATTTATCCGGTGTCGCGCCAGTTACACGCTGCACAGCCCGTTCAAACAGATCTGCGACTGCGCTGGGGTCTTCTGGGTCAATGTCGCCGGCGCTGTCCGCATACAGCGCTTGTGCGGCATTCATCACCTCGGCCCGCAAGGATGGGGTGTCGCTGTAAATGTCGCCGGTGATATCGTCGAAAATCGGCGAAAAAATCTTGTCCGTCGGCATTATGACGTTCTTGTTTGCCACCTTCTGCTGACCGCGCAAAATCTCGCCCGCCAACGTCCGATCGCCGGAAGTCGACAAAATTCTGGTGGCGCGCAGAAAGGTCGGGTCGGCATCCATGGCCATCACCGCGGCTTCGGGCTTTCCCTTGGTGCCCGCCGCGATGGCTTCGGCCAGCGCCAGCTTGGCGGTGGCATCGGCCTTCGGGTCTAAAACCGTTTTCAGACCCGCCTTTTCTTCGTTGGAAAGGATCGCCTGGCCGGGGCCATATTTCTCAGCCTTCAGCGCGCTGTCAAAACTCAGGCGGCCCGCAAGGCCTTGGGCAAAGGTGGCAGGGTCAGCGGCATCAAATGTCGGCAATTCGGGCACGGGCATGCCAACTGACTTTGCCATTGCGATAGGGTCGGCCGCCCACTTTGTGACTGCCTGATCATACCACCCAGTTAGCAAGGTCAGGCGTTCGGCCTGATACGGGTGCACAACTGTCGATGATTTTTCCTTGGCAATTTCGGCCTGCAATTGCGTCGGCGACATTTGATGAATTCCGGGCATTTCTGCCTGAAGCGCAATCGCCGCTTGAGCTTGGCCATATGGCTTTTCCAGCTCTGGGTTTTTGGCAACCGCGGCCTTCACCTCTGGACTATTGAGATAGTCCTGATCGACAGCTTTAGCGCCCGTCTTAACGATGTCCTTGATTTCATCAAAACGGGTTTTCAGCGCATCATCCTGTTGCTTCTGGGTTAGCGCTGCGGCCTTGTCTGCTTCGGCCTGACGCCGCTCCAGTTCGCGGGTTGCAGCAAGGCGGCGACTGCCAAGCAGATCACCCCCCATCGCGTCAAAACCGCCCTTGTCAGCGGCATCCAGAAAGCCCTGCGGGTCTGCCTCGATTTGCGCATCAGCACGGCCCCGGTAAACATCTTGGCGCAACGCAAGGCGATTTTGCTCTGCAGTTGCCGGGTCCATCAGACCTTGGGCTTCTTGCGCGGCGATTTCCGCCTCGCCCAACTGCAGCAGGGCCCCAAAGGTTTCGGGGTCCGCCGTCACGGCTTGGCTTGTGATCTGGTCGCGGGATTTCAGCCAGTTCGCAGATGCCTGCGAGCGCGTCCAGTTCACTGACTTTTCAGCCAGGGCGAACGTATGCTTGCCGTCCAGCTCACCAAAGGCCAGCTGCAATTCCTGCTGTTGTTGCTGGTCCAACGTCGAATTGCCGTTGGCATCAGTGGGCATGTATTTGGCGTAGATCTCGGCTTTGCGTTGATCCCAGATTTGGCCTGACTGCACTGGATCACCGGCTTGCTCAGCCTCCAGCCGCGCCTGCGCCAGATCTGTCGTCATGCCCAGTTGCGCCTGCCGCGTTTCAAAGCTGGTCTGCGTGGCTTTCCACTTGGTGCCCAACTCGACCATTTTTGACCCGAAGTCATTCAGCAACGCACCGGTGTCTGGCGTGGTGATCTGCACATTCGCCGATGCGCCCCCCACATTTCCACTTGTTGGAACGGTCAAAGTCATTGCTGCACCGCGTTGCCGTTGCGCAGGAAGCCAGGCCACAGATCAGGCGCGCCGGTCAGCAAGTCACCAGCGGCGGTAAAACTGCCTTTGAGCAACGACGACAGGCCTGTTGCCCGTGCCGCGCGTTCAGAGGCCGTCAGTTCGCGGGCACGCGCCGCTCCCTGGCTGCGGATTGCCTGGCTGCCAAATGACATTTCGCGCGCTGCTGTTTGGCCCAGCGTGATCGCTGACACGCTGTCCAGCTGAACGCCGCGCGCAGCCATTTCGGCGCGCTGCTGTTCGATCGCCGCCATGAATTTCTGGCGGCTGCGCATGTCTTCGGTCGTGGTCAGTTGCGCTTCGGTCTGGCGCTGATCTGCAATTGCAGCGGCCTGCTGGCGGGCCGCATTCATGCCGGAAATGCCTTGCGCGATTGCGCCGCCAACGCTGACCAGTGTGCCCAGTGTTGATATCGTGGATGCGGTCGAGGCGGCAGCGGCCGTGGCACCTGCTGCCGTTGCTGCGCCTGCTGTGCCAAGCCCCAAGGCCCCGGCTAGTGCTGGGATACACATTAGCGTCCAGCCTCCTGTACGGTTGGGATGATCGCTGTAATCGTCATTGGCGCGCCGCTGTATGGTTTCACGCGCACCGACACTTCTTCGGATTGCCCTGACGGCGTCTCGATCTTTACGATGCCGCTATAGGCGGTGGTCAGCGGTGCTGCTACTGCGCGCCGGATTGCACGGGCATAGCTGCCGACTTGCTCGGCGCTGCCGACAGAGCGCTCGACCACAGCAACCAGCGCTTGCGCGGTGCGATGCACCGCCATGCCGATCCCCGAATACAGCCGCTTCTTACGGCCCATCGAGTTGCCATCTTGCGTGGCTGCCTGCACGTCCAAAGTCTCGGCATAGTGGGTGTCATCAAAAAGTCCGATCACGGCATGGCTGACGGCGGCTGGCAATGTGACAGTGCCACCGGCTGGCACGGTGATCGGGCCAAATTCGCCGGCATCCGTCCAGGCGTGAACAGGCTGGCCGACAAGATGCGGCACGGCAAAGTCTGTCGTGGCGGCGCCGGGGTTGAAGGCTTTGGCCGCAAAAAGATGGCATGCCGACCAGATCGGTTCATCGCCGGTCAGAATGCCGTAGATTGCGGCTTGCTCTTCGACCATGCGCACCGTCACGCCATTCACCACACGGCGCACCACCAGCGTCACTTGATCGATGGCACCGGTGGGGTCAGGCGTCACAGCCATTGCTTCGACAAAGCCGTCTGCAACGGGCAGGCCCGCCCAGCCAAGCACCTCTTCGCCCGCATCATAGATCATTGCGGTCAGGCGGCCGTCACCCATGCGCAACCATGCCACTGGCTCTGGCGATCCCTGCCAGACGATTTGCTCAAAGCTGGCAGCGCCAAAGTGCTGCGCGATGCGCGAAAGCGGGCGCACCTGATTGGCATCAGCTTGCAGCGAATAGGTGATTTCCAGCACGCGGCGTTTGTCGCGGCTGATGAAAATCGGGCTGCCGGATGGCGCAATCGGGCGCGCCGGGCTAGACCCGATCGACCCATCAAGGCCAAAGACTGCCGTGGTCGGGCCGATGGCTTGCGACCGGGTTTCCGATCGCGTCGAATGCTCTTCTCCCAGGGCAAAAATATGCAAGCCGGTGCGGCCCCGGCGCAGGTTGATCACGCGATTGATGCTGCCCTCGCCTGCAATGACATAGGCAAATGGCCCGTCAACTGCACCATCATCCCCCCAAGAGGCAAAATCGCCGATCGTGGAAAACCAGACGGTGCGGGGTTCGCTCGGCGTTGCGGCCGCGACCATGCGCTGGTCATAAAGTTCGATCGCGGACGGATAGCCATAACGATCAGACCAGGCACCTTCGGACCAGCGATAGCTGGGGCTGTCAACGCAGGCCTGCGGCACGGTCTTGATCACAGTGGCGGTGGCGCTGGTGCCAGACGCCACAGCGGTGATCCGCGCGATGCCGGTGCTGTCAGAGATGAATTTCCACTTGGTGCCGTTTTGGGTCAGCGCCTCGCCTTCGGTATGCACCGGCGGGTTCTGGCCAACATTCGCCAAGGTCTGCAGCGTCAGCTCATAGATATTCACGCCATAACGGCGGCGCTGTCCGACTGCGACAACCTCGTTGGTGGTGAACAGCGGCACAGTCGTATGATCGGTCGGCTCAAGTTTGATCAGGCTGCCGATATGATTTGCGGCAAACAGCGCGGCGCTGGCCGTCAATGTGATGCTGCCGGTGCTGGCGCTGGCTTGCACGGTCAGGGCAGCGTCAAGGTTTTGCGTGCGAAATGGCCCACCGGATAGCACCCACGGGGCAATTGTCCAGTTGTTCAGCGCAAAGCGCGCCAGCCGATAAATCGGGCGGATGCCATCGCACAGATAGATCACGTCGGCCGATTGCACCCAGCGCAGGCTGGCAAGCGCCGTGGCGTCATAGGGCGTCGCTAGTTCATAGGGGCTGGCCCCAGACATCACCAGTTGACCATAGCGCCAGACGCGCATGGCCCCCGGTGTGAATTCAAGGATCAGCGCATCATCGGCCGCAAACTGGAACGGGATCAGGATGCCGGCGGCATTGCCTTTGGTGGTGCCACGATAAAGCGTGCCAGGCGCGCGGGTGAAGCCACCCTGTGCGAGAGGCAGAAAGCCCTGGCATTTTGCCAGCCCGGTCTGAAACCGCTGGTAATCAAAACGGCGATGCAGAAGCGGGTCCAGCTCGCCGCTGGAAAAAGCCACTTGGGGCGGGCTGGTGCGCGTCATTGCACGGCCTCATCTGCCCAATCGCCCTGATCGGGCAGGCCATCATAACGGGCATCGCTCGCGCTACGGGCATCCTGCATCATTGCCTTTTTCAAGGCGCGCTCCCGCAGGGCGTCCAGCCGCTGCAACTTGCTGTCGGTAGTCAGCCAGACCGGCGCAATCAGACAGGCCAATGTCAGCGCCACGGCGTCCCGAAAGGTCGCGGTCAATGCAGCTTCGTTGGTGATTTTTGCGGTGTAGCGGATCCGCAGCGGTGCTGCAGTGTCAGACCGCAGCCCGTCACGATCTCGGCGCCAGCCAGTGTCGCCGTCGCCGACCTCTTGGATGCGGATCAAATCGCCGGGCAGCGCATAAAAATAAGGAAAGTCGGCATCTGCGGCCACGGTGGCGGGCAGCTCTGCCTGCGGGATATTCGCCAGAACCGAGGCAAAGGACCAATCGGCTGCCTCAAGGCACTGCTGTAGCGCATTCGGGTATTGTTCAGCCGCATCGCGGGCTTTGGAGCTGTCATCGTCCAGCGACGACGGCGGCGTGACTTCCATATAACGGAAGGCCTGGGCGACAATCGTGGCGGCGGCGATGGGCGTTGGCATGGCAGACCCTTATGGGAAAGCCGGGGCCGCAATCGCGCCCCCGGCACTGTGCTGGCGACGCCTTAGTTGTTGTCGCGATACCAGATTTCGAACGGCATGGTGCCTGCACCGGTGGCGTTGGCCCCGGCGGTGAACATGATGTCGATCACGTTGCCATCAGGGGCAGCGGCCAAGCCCAATTGCTGCCAGGCGGCCAAACCATGCTTGGCATCGCCCATCACGATCGGGCTGAGGATCGCGGCTTTGGCGGCGTTCAACAGCGCAACAGCGTTGGCGCGGGTGCCAATGCGGATGGTGGCATAACCGGCGGTAGCGCTCGAAAACTTGGTGTTGCTGTCCAGAATGGCGTTGGCCGGGATCTGGCACAGCAGGAAGGTCGAGCCGCTGTCATCGTCCGCGAGGTTCGTCATCGTGCCCGCGATGACATGCAACACACCACGCGCTTTGGCGGGATCGGGCGGGTTCTGATCAAAGCGCTGGTCCGTGATCAGATCGGACGGTTTGTTCAAACGAACAGCCATTCTATGGCTCCTTGTTCCGAAAAGGGGGAAGGCCGTCCGGGGTTATTCCCGAACGGCGGGTATCATCAGACGCAGGTCAGGACGACGACGCCCTTGTCTTGCAGGCGCACCACGTCGCGACGGGTGCGGGCGCGGACATAGGGTTTGTTGTCGGCGTGGGTGTCGTTCCACATATCGCCCTCAACGTCTTGCCAGACGCCTTCAACGATGTTGGATTTTGCCCAGATCGGGCACAGCCAGTTGCCCGAGGCATCTTTCGGCACGCGGTTCGAGAAGATCCAGTTGATGCCCATCAGGCTGGTGGGCTTGGCCGTTTTCAGCTGCTCGATGTTGAAGGCGTTCAACGCGGCGCCCGATGCCTGTGCGATGGCCAGCAGGTTGTCTTTCTGGACAGGGCTGATCAGACCATAAAGCTGATCATCATCTTCCAGGCCGAAGTCAGCCTGGTTCAGCGCCAGAATGGCAGACCGCATCTTGTCGATCGTCAGGCCGGTGCCGCCTGCGGGCACGATCTGGCCAGCGGGCAATGCGGTGCCGCTGGTGCCAGGGCGCTTGCCTTCGATCGCATCGCCCAAGATGCCGCCATCGACGACGCTGTATGCGCCGTTCAGCTTGCGAACACCAACGATGCGATCCATGCAGCCGCGCAAAACGGCTTTGGTATGGCCGGTGACGAAGTTCGAGGTCGGGTCCATCGCCATGTCGAATTTGTCTTCGTCATCGATGTATTGGCCCGACTTGATTTCCGGCGGGCGCACCAGCCAGCGCCGTGACCCGGACAGCGGGTTTTCGACGTTGGTCCGGCTGCGCTCTTCGCCGTAAACGTATTCGACGGCGTTGAGGATATCGCCGGCCGACATGGCTTCGCCAGTGGCGCGGATCGAGGTTACGGCGTCAGCCAGCGGGTTGCGGTTCTGCTGTGCAACCATGATGACGTTGTTGGAATAGGTGAGACGGTGGTGCGGCTCTACGAGCGTAGCAATGGGCATTGGCCCCTCCATGAAAACTTGCGATTTGCTGGTTTTCGGAAGGGGTGCCCGGCATCCGGACCCGTCCTGACGGCACGACCCTATGGGGTGTCACCCGTCTTGGTGGCAGTCTTTGCTGCTGTCATCTGGACCCGAAAAGATCGGGGTGCCCGTCAATATTTGGTGTGGCACAGTCGTAAAAAAACATCAAGTGGTAGGTGACCGCAAGATTTAGGCCCCCAGATCGGGGGCCTAACATGCCGTAGTTTAAGACTATTTTCCGGCGGCGATGCGGGTCAGTTGCGCGATCTTGCCTTTCAGGCGTTCAATCTCGGGCAGGTTGCGGGATTTGGTGGCCTCGTAATACTCCCCACCAGCGCTTTGCTGTTTCTGGAGTTCGGCGCGGGCATCGGCGGGTGTCATGGTCATGGGGCCAGTCCCTCCCAACGATACCGCGCTATCCTCTCCCATTGCCTCCCTGATGGCAGCCATGAAGCGGATGGTGCCTGCATCACCAATCTTGTCAGACAGCACCATGCCAATGTTCTCGATCGCCTGGGCGTCAAGGCCTGCCTTTTCCGCAAAGAATTGGGCAGCCTGTTTTGCACCGGTAATCTTGGCCTCGGTCTGATCCCCAAAGTCGCGCTGCAGATCTGCCATCATTTCGGATTTTGCGCGGGTCAACTCGCCGGTTGCCGCGTCATTCAGATCTTTCATCTTCTGCGCGAACAGGCTGACGTAAGCCTGATGCACCTCGGGCGAGACGCCGTTTTCAAAGGCCATCTTGCGCGCATTGGCTTCCAGCGTGGTATCCCATTGCGCATCCTTCGGCCAAAACTCTGGCGGCGGGACGGCATAGCCGTCTTCCTTGTCGGGCAATCCCAAGGCGGCGCGGTTCGCAGCCGACCACTGGGCAAAGGTCTGATCCTTGGCGGGCTTGTCGATGATGCTATCAAGGCCCTTGCCGATCCGCTGTTCGGCGGCGCGGTGGCCCTTGATCAACTTGGGAACGGCTTTCAGCGGGTCATCTTCGGCCAGGCCCTTGGCTGCCAGCCACGCACGTTCTTCTGGCGT